GATTATTGAGGTGATGATGGTCGGCAGCGCTTCGATGAGCGCCATAATGATGTCCGGTAGTGCCTCAACCAAGCCGATTACAAGGTCAACTACGCCTTGAATCAGGTCGGGTAGGCAGCCTAAAATTCCCTCGATTAAAGATTTAATCAGGTCCGGGAGTGCGCCCACGATGGCCTTTATAATATCCGGGAGCGCTTTCACCAGAGACTTAATTACTTTCGGGATTGCCTTGCACAGCCCGGAGAATAGCTTGACTCCTCCTTGAATTATCTTCGGGATGTTCTGAACCAGCAGGTCCACGACCTTTTTTATCAGGTCCGGCAATACTGCCAGCAGTTTGTCGATGACAACCGGGATTGCATCAATCAGCCCGGAGAATACCTTTATCGCGCCCTCTATCAGCTCCGGCAGGGCCTCCAGCAGACCGTCGATAAATGCCATGATGAGGTTGATGGCTGCGTCCACAATCTTCGGCAGATTATCAACAATCTTTTTCGCCAGACTGACAACTATTCTGACGGCTGCGGGCATCAGCTTCGGAAGAGCCTCCGCGATGCCGTCGATGATGTTCATTACAACATCAATGCCGGTTTGAAGAATCTCCGGTAGGTGGTCCTCAAGCGATAGAATGAGTTGCGTGATGAGGGTGACCGCTGTGGTAAGCAGGTCGCCCGCGCAAGACAAAATTCCGTTTGCGAGAGCGGTGACAAGCTCTGCCGCGCTCTCTGCGAGTCCGTCTGCGTTTTTCAGCCCCTCGCAGAACGAATGAACAAGGCTCACTGCCATTTCTATGACTTTCGGGGCTGCGTCCGCTATCTTCGTGACGACCTGTGAGAGTACGTCGCCGATGGCGCTGACAAGTCCGTCGAATCCGCCCTCATCGAATGCCTGTGTGAGCTGTGATACCATTCCCTGCGCCGTCTTTACGACGTCCTTGAGCGGGTTGTCTACCGACTGGTAAATCTTGATACCAAAGCCCTCAAGCCCTGATTTGAGTATTGTCAACTGACCTTGCAGGTTATCTACCTGCTTTTCTGCCATCTGCTGCGCTGCGCTGAATCCGGTCGTTTCATCGGTGCTGTTCGCAATAGCGGTTGTGAGTTTATTGTAGTCCTCCTCCGAGGCGTTTACGATAGCCAAAAGGCCAGACATACCTTCCTGTCCGGCTATCATTGATGCGTACTGCGCCTTTTCTGCGTCTGTACAGCCCGCAAAGGCGGTTCGCATCTCACCCATAAGGGTGCTCAGGTCTTTTACGTTGCCCTGTTCGTCCGTGAGCGAGATTCCGAGGGCATCCATCGCTGTCTGTGTTTCTTTCGTCGGTTTAGCCAGTCGCGTAAACGTAGACCGGAGTGCCGTACCTGCCTGAGAGCCTTTGATACCAGCGTTCGCCATCAGGCCTATGGCCGTGGCGCAGTCCTCCGCTGAAAAGCCCAATGAGCCAGCTACAGGTGCGACATATTTGAACGTCTCGCCCATGAGGCCGACGTTCGTATTGGCGTTTGAAGAGGCTGCGGCGAGAATATCCGCAAAGTGGCCCGAATCGGACGCTTGAAGTCCGAAAGCGGTCAGCGCGTCGGTTACGATGTCGGAGGTGGTCGCAAGGTCCTCTCCTGAGGCCGCTGCGAGGTTCATAATGCCCTCGATACCTCCGAGCATGTCCTCCGTTTTCCAACCGGCCATAGCCATGTACGAGAACGCATCCGCGCTCTCCGAGGCGCTGAACTTCGTCTTAGCGCCCATCTCCTGCGCTTTGGCCGTCAGCTTGTCGAGGTCTCCGCCGGTAGCGCCGGAAATCGCCGCGACGTTACTCATGGAGGCCTCAAAGTCTGAGCCTACCTTGACCGCCGCTGTTCCGAGGCCTACGATTGCCGTCGATGCTCCGCCGATAATGGCGGTAGTCGTTTTAATTGCTCCGCTTGCGAGGCTGCCTATTTTACTGACACCATTTTGAAAGCCCGACGAATCGACTTTGGTATCAAATTTTAGTGTGCCATCATAGCCCAATGTCTGCACCTCACTTTCATGCGGCAAACAGAAATCATCGGCTCATGATGGCACTACTTAATCTGCTGTTTTCCCTGTGTAATTTTTACTTCAAAAACGTGCTTACAGTTTCGCCCTTTGCAGGCGACGTGAATACCCCTGCACTCTGCGTCTGCGTCATAAAACACGGGCATTTTATAACCACAGCGCGGGCATTCCACCTGTGTCCTATCCTGTCTTTTCTTATCCATTCCCAGCCTCCTTGTAGCCGAGAAGTTTGTCAACATCGCCGCCGTTCATCAGAGCCTCCGCGAGGGCGTTGGTCCTCTGGTACTCTTTCTCTGAAATCGGTAGAGCGTGTACGGATTTCATCTTTTGCAGGAATGCCTTTTCTGACTTGGACATATCGCTGGTAATGCGGACCTTTCTGTACCCCATAATCTTGCAGAATAAACAATCCGGGTCAAGGCCCTTGAACATCGCTCGGAACTCCCACCAGTGCATATACTCGACCTCGGTAAGGATGATGCCGTACTGCTTGCGGAACTCCGCATAGATGTATTCGTCGTCAAAGTCGAACGAATACGCGGGGTCAAGGTCCTCGATGTACTCCGGCTCCTCCTCTGATTCCTCCTCTGATTTCTCATCGGTGGTCTCTTTGTTGTCGGTGTCATCGGTGTTGTTCAGCTCGGCTCCGAGTTTCCGCTCTTTGTCCGGTCTCCCGCACAGATAAAACCATGCGATAGCCTTGAATATCTCCATCAGGTCCTCACCATCCGGGTAGTCCTCCGGGAAATACAAGTCTACGGCTTTATATATCTTTTCGACGTCGTCCACTTCATCGTCCTGCATAAGAAGCTCAAAAAGAATGGAGGCACGAAAGTCCGTGTTAATCTCGTACTCCGTGCCTCCAATCATTACCGTTTCCGGCGGCCTGTCTATCAGCAGGTTCACTTATGACGGCGCTTTTTTTCGCTGTGCTGCTGCAGGCGGCGCTGCTCTCTATTCTGAATCCTGCCGACTCCGTACTTGTCGGATATAGAGGTAAGCTCGCCCATAGCGTCGCCGGAGGCCGCGCTCACCTTAGCAAACGCCTCCGCTCTCACGCCAAGATTATTGCCGCCGCCGAAAAGTCTCTGCGCGGTACCTTCCCCGAACAGTTTATCGAAGAACTCCTCAATATAACGGCACTGTTTCCTCATGCCGTCGGCCGTGCTGATGCCCTGATACTGTGTCGGTTCCTTGATTTTCTCAGCAATCTCCGCATTGAGGTTCTGGTACTTCTCCATGACGTCTGCGTCAAGCAGGTCCAGCTCAAGGTCGATTCCGTTGATGTTGATAATACTCATTGATACTTACCTCCATAAAATTACGCTGCGGGCGTGAATGTCTTGGTGCTCGTGTTGAAAGTACCGAGGACGGGGTCGCCGACTGCGTTCATAGTGCCAGAAATAGTCTGTTTCTTTTCGCCGGAGAAGGTAGATACCTCAACGGAGACGACAAACTTTCTGGCCTCATAGGTGTTTGCGGAAGCGCGGTTCCACAGCTCTACGCGAACATACTCGCGCTCTGCGTCGCTGCCGATGCAGTGATTGCGAGCGATGTTGTAGATGTCGCTGATGGCATCCTGCTCCATAATCTGGTCCGCCTCGAACGGGAACTTGGTCTCGTAGCTGACCACCTCAGAGCTGGACGACTTCTCGTTGACGTACTGAACGCTCTCGGACTGTGCTCCGGGTTCTTCGTCAAGGGTGGTGAAGCCGGTTCCCATAAGCACATAGTTCGGAGACGCGGTCGTGCCGACGTTGAGAAAGTCAGCATACTCATGTCTCTTGATAACTCTACGATTATTAGGCATAATCAAACCTCCTTATAGTATTCGAGTTGTAATTGAATCTGGTACCGTGCATTTTTCATTGACCCATCATAGATGTAGCCCGGAGACAGCACGGTCATGGCAATCGGACTACACTTCTCCGGCAGCTCCGGGAAGTTGTCGGCTCTGTCCTGCTCCTCCACCCAATCAGCGAACTCCTCGTAAAAGGCGCTGTTTTCGATGTTCTGCAGGCGGTCGAGTGAATAGTATTCCCGGCTGCTGAAATTGAACTGATAAATCCGCTCCGTGTCTCCGTTGATGTGTGTGCGGACAACAGGATTGAATACGCCCGTCTCAATGGTGTACTCAATACCCTTGTCGCCCAGCGCATTTACGCGAAATGCCCCGTCTTTCAGCAACGGGCATTGCATAAAGAAATTAGCGATTCCTTCAATGATAGAATTAGCCATATTACACCTTTTTAGCTCCTTCCAAAATAGCCTTTTTGTGGGCGGTTTTCATACGCTCGAACCATTTGGCTCCTCGGTTCGCGTCGTAGGGGCGAGTCTCGGCGGTATCATAATACTGCGTCGTGCCGTAAGGCGCGAGATATTTGATTTCTCCGCTGCCGATGTCCGTTCCCAGCTTGCCGGAATTGATGAGGTTGCCGGTCTGCTTTGGCGTGAGCGGGTCGTTATATCTCAGCACTTCGCTGTCAATATATTTCTGCGCCCTTGAAAA